TTCTATATTTGGCATACTTTATTAATAGTTGCTTTTATAGCTATGGCATTCTTTATGGGTCTTATTTTAGGTAAGAAAATGGGCTCAAAGACACGAAATTTAAGCTTATTGAATAAAAAAAAAAGATAATAAATTCAATAACTTGAATAAATAATATTGTATAGGTACTAGTAATTTTAAAAATAATACCTATATAATAGTGTATATTCGATCGTTGTATCGAGTATAACACACCTGATTGTTCCAATAGTGGAAAGTCAGTAGTAAATAATAACCTTGCTTTCACAGGAGGATATAATGATAGCAAACATAAACCAAGCGATTGACACTCTGTCAAACGCACAAAAGTCTTTAGTAGAAACTTTTATTAAAGATTCAAAAGTAGCAGAACCAGTAAATTCAATTATTGATGCTACTCAAACTTTTAGCAAAACATTAGCAAAATCATTCGTCAACTTAACAGAGACATTTGTTGCGAACGTTAGCAAAGGAGGAAAGTAATGACTAGACTTCCTACTTTTTTTAATGACGCATTCAAAGACTTTGATAAGTTTTTCGTAGGTTTCGATGACCAATTGGCACGATTCCACGATATACACGAGTCATTTGGCAAAATGATACCAAACTACCCACCATACAACTTAAAAAAAGTTGACGAAAACAAATATGTTATCGAAGTGGCTGTAGCTGGTTTTGCGAGATCAGATATTGAAATCACATTAGAAGATGACAAATTAGTTATCAAAGGTGAGTCAAAGTCTGATGAATCAAAATCAAAAGATGTTGATCTATACAAAGGTATAGCAAATCGTGCTTTCGAAAGATCGTTTGCACTATCTGAGAATATCGAAGTAAAAGATGCTCAATATCTAAATGGTATGTTAAAAGTTATTCTTGAAAGAATAATCCCAGAACATAAAAAACCAAAAAAAATAGAAGTAAAATAATCTATTTGAAAGATTGGTGGAGTTTAATTATTCCACCAATCAAAAATACATTTAAAGAGAAAAATAAAATGATACCTTATAACATATGTGAAAACAAATGGATAAGTAAAGCTAAAAAAGTAGTAAAAACTAATTATAAAGAATATCAACCTATATATGAAATATTTGTAGGCATATCATTTATTATAATTTTTGTTTTAGCAATACTTACTGCATTAAGTAGTTTTCTATAAAAAATGAACAATCACCACAAAGATTGTATTAATCACCTTACTTGTTTAGGCATTCCTTGTTGTTTGCTTAAACAATGCAAGTGTGAGGAACCATTCACTTTACAGCAACATATATCTACACCAGATATACCTATCAAAACTCCATCAGAATTACTCCAGGATGAATTGGAGCCGATTCTCTAAACCTTTACATACAAGTATTTTTATAATATAATATAGTCTATGAATCAAAATAATCCACAAGTTAAAATAATCGTATTGTTAAATGGTCAACATATGATTGGTAAAGTAATTAAAGAAGATGAAAAGGAACTTACTATTGAAGCACCTGCTGTTATATTAACAGGTGAAGATGGTAAGGAACAAAAAAGAATGTCATTAGCATTCGCACCATTTCTTCCATTCTCATCAGATAAAGTATTTACTTTTAGATCAGATATGATATTAACAACATCAATTCCAGCAGAAGCATTAACTAACGAATACAATCGTATGTTTGGTTCTGGTTTGGATATTATAACAAAGCCATCTTTAATAGTATAATTAAAGGTACTTTACTTCCAAGAAATTTTATAGTATAATATATGGAGTAAAGTAAAAATAAACAATATAGTACAACAAGGAGTAAATATATAATGACTATACTAAAAAGAATGTTCGGTAGAAAATCTTCTGCAAGAAGTGTAAAACCAACATTATCGAAAAAAGCGAAAGTGTTAAACCTTTTATCAAAAGGTGAAAACATTGCATGGAAAACGATCAGAGATAGATTTGATCTAGAATCTCCAAGAGCGATGATTGACACATTAAGAGCAGAGGGTCATATGATTTATGGCAATAAAGTTGCTGGTAAAACATATTACAGACTAGGAACACCAACAAGAGCAATTATTGCTGCTGGTATTCAAGCTTTATATGGTACAAAATTTAAATATTCTAATTGGAAAAATCCAGTAAGAAAATCTGAATTGTCACCAATTAACTAATTAAAGAATTTACTGAGAGGGCTAAATCCTTGCCAGTAAATAGTGGTGTGCCTTTATCTTCTTCTTCTTAGAATTGAAGAAATTTGTTATGTGCCTTCAAATGTGGCACACCACTCTTAATAAAAAGGTTGCGATATATTCGCGAGAAAAAATAAATGAATTCTAAAATAGGTACAAATTTTTACACTAACGTTTCCACTACAGCCAACGATGTGCTCGTTCGAGCAGTCACTGATGTTGGTACTCGAATCCAAGAACGAATCCCTTTTAAACCACACTGTTATATTACCAAAGGAACTGGTGATACACCCTACAAAACACTAGACGGAAAACCTTGTTATAGAGTTAATTTTGACTCTATGAAACACGCAAGAACATTTTTTGAAGAATTTAAAACAATCTCTAATTTTGACGTGCATGGAATGCTTTCATTCACTCATCAATATATTAATCAAGCATATCCTGAAGCAAGTTTAGATTTTGATTATTACAAAATAAGAATCTATTCTTTAGATATAGAAACAACAACTGAGAATGGTTTTCCAGATGTAAATAATCCAACTGAATCTATTATACTTCTTTCAGTACAAGACATTCATACTAAAAAAATCATCACATGGGGATTAAAAAAATATACAGGAGAACGTACAGATGTTGAATATCGTGCTTTCCCTGATGAGAATGCTATGCTTGATGATTTTATTAAGTGGTGGCATAAAAATTGTCCAGACATTATCACTGGTTGGAATGTAGGTGCATTTGATACAGTTTATCTTTATAAAAGAATTCAGATATTGCTAGGTGATTACACTGCTAAAAAATTAAGTCCATGGTCTTTTATTTCATCTAAAACAGTTTCAGTAAGAAATAGACAAACAACATATATTGATTTTGAAGGAACATCTCTTTTAGATTATATGAGTTTGTATAAGAAATACACCTATACGAATAAAGAATCATATAAGCTTGTTGATATAGCACAAGATGAATTAGGTGTGACTAAATTAGATCACAGTGAATATGCTTCATTTAAAGAATTTTATACAAAGAACTGGAATAAGTTTGTTGATTATAACATAAGAGATACTGAATTAATTACTCAACTAGAAGATAAAATGCGTCTTTTAGAATTAATTGTCACTTTTGCATATAAAGCAAAAGTTAATTTTACTGACGTTTATTCTCAAGTAAGAACTTGGGATATGATTATTCATAACCACCTTATACAAAAAAATATTATTATTCCACCTAAAAAGCCAATAGGAAAAAGTCAACAATTTGAAGGAGCATATGTAAAAGATCCAATCTTAGGAATGCATAAATGGGTTGTTGGGTTTGACTTAACTTCACTTTATCCACATTTAATTATGCATTATAATATCTCGCCAGAAACAATTCAAAATAAAACTTACAAATCAGGAGTAGATCATTATCTAAACAATCCAGCTGAGTTTCAAGATGATGAAACTGTTGCTGTAAATGGTTCAGTTTATACAAATAAAATTGAGGGGATGCTTCCTAATATTATGAATACTTTTTATGCTCAAAGAGATATTGCTAAAAAGAAATTAATAGAAGCTGAAAAACAATTTCAAACAACCAAAGATCCTAAGCTTAAAAAAGTTATATCAAAATATAATAACGAACAAATGGCTTATAAGATCGCCCTGAATAGTGCTTATGGTGCGATAGGTAATGAACATTTTAGATATTTCGACATACGTATGGCTGAAGCAATCACACTTGGTGGACAACTTGCTATAAAATGGATTCACAATAAGATGAATGATTATGTGAACAAAATTTTAAAAACAGAAAATAAAGATTATATTATTGCAGTTGATACAGATTCAATTTATGTAAATTTTGAAAAAATAGTAGAGAAAGCATTCTTAGATATACCTGATAGATCAAAGATTGTAGCATTTATAGATAAAATTTGTCAAGATAAAATCATACCATATATTAATACTTGTTATGATGAATTAGCAAAACGTCATAATGCTAAGAATAAAATGATAATGAAACGAGAGAGTATTTCTGATAGAGCAATATGGACTGCTAAGAAAAGATATATTCTTTCAGTATTAGATCAAGAGGGTATTTCTTATAGTACACCAAAATTTAAAATAATGGGGTTAGAGATTGTTAAATCAAGTACACCTATGATTGTAAGAAAAAAACTTAAAGATGCTCTTCCTATTATATTATATGGCAATCAATATGAATTATTTAATTTTATTAACAACTATAAAAAAGAATTTTATAGTTTAAGACCAGAACAGATTGCATTCCCTAGATCATGTCAAGGTATAAACGAATATGCTGATTCTGTAAAGATTTATAAACTATCAACACCAATGCATACTCGTGGTGCGTTAATGCATAATCATTTTGTAAATAAAATGAAACTAGCGAAGAAAATTGCTCTTATAAGAGAAAGCGATAAAATTAAATTCATACATCTTAAAACACCAAATCCTCTACAATCTACAAATGTAATTGCTTTTTTAGATACACTACCAAGTGAATTTAAAGTAGATCAATATATTGATTATGATACAATGTTTCAAAAAGTATTTTTAGATGCTTTAAAGTTAATGACTACACCATTGGGGTGGAAAACTGAAGAAACAAGTAGCTTAGAAAATTTCTTTTAAATAAGCCATTGATTTTATTAACTTTTTTCTTTACAGAAAGCTTTACTTTTAATAAAAAATATGGTATAATATAGGGTGTATGAGTAATAAAAGTATATTAAAAACTGAAGATATATTAACTGCTATTGATGTGTGTTCAAATATATTAATAGACACATTAAAAGACGTTGAATATCTTGAAACTAAAAAAGCAGAGGGTGATCTTGCTGATAGTGAATATCAAGAATTACATTATGCTCGTGGTTATGCTGATGCTATTCGTACAACAATAAAATACTTAGACACAATAAAATAAACTATGAAATATATTGACACAGATCTACCAGTAAAAAAAACTATCTTTAAACCAAATTACATAACTCGAAAAACAAATTTCAATAATGGAAACGAAGTATATATTCTTAATGTAGTTAATTCTGTTGAAGCTATTAACAAATTATATGGTGAATTTACTTTAGTGACTGGTAGATATTCTGTATATGATACTGTATCTAAGACACATATAGCTGAATTAAAAACTAGAACCTTTGGTTTATACGATGAACATAATGAAAAGAAATTACATCCATTTATATTAAAAGGGTTGATGATTGAAAAGAAAAAATATGACAATCTAATGAGGATTTCAAAACAATTTAATAAACCAGCTTTGTATATTAATCATTTACAAGGTGATCATTTAATTATTTTTAATTTAAATGAAATTGATCCTACAAAATTAAAATTAATTAATATGAGAGTAAAAGATAAAACATCTCAACAAATTATAATGAAACCGAGTTATCTACTCAATTATACACTTGGATCGTTTTATATTAATCAATTAGAAACACAATATGTTTAAACTTATATTTAAAATTCTATTAGTGTTTTGTGTGATTTTTACAGTGCATAGTCTTGCTCGTAAAAACACAACATATAATAATATGGTACTGAATTTGATGCCAAATAGTTGCGATCGTGAGTGTAAGAAACAATTATTTGAAGCTGAGATGGAAGACTCAATGCAACAAATGGCTAAGAGTATAATGGCTGAGTTGTTATATCAAACAAAACAAATGACTAAGGATAGACAATAATGGACACTAAATCTTTTAATTATAAAAAACAATCGCACGTTAAAC